GCTAAGGTGTCGGTGGTAAATGAGGAGTTAGTCACTCTGATACTGCTTAAGGTACGATCTGGCCCACTGGGAAACCTTTGGGATTAACCGTGCTTTCTCCAACTAAGAAAGCTATGGCTACATTTTAGTATAAAAAATTTAGAATTAACATAAACATTAAGATATTTCAAGTACCCTAATGTTTGTTTTGCGTTCATAAACTAGAAATAATTTCAGGACAACTCGTAGATGGAGAAAGTATGTATGCATTGTCATGAAAAGAAGTCACTCGACCAATTTGGAAAACATAAACAAATGAAGGATGGTCATTTGAATCAATGTAAAGTGTGTCGCAAAGAATACATGAAAGCATACGAAGTGAAGAATAAGAAAAAGTTATCCGAAAAATCTAAGGAGTACTACGAAACAAATAAAGAACGGGTAAAAGAGCGTGTAAGGAATCATTGGAACGATAACGCCACGGAAATAAACCAGAAACGTAGAGAAAGATATGAAAATGATGAAGAGTATCACACAAAAAGATTAAATGAATGCTCGAGATCAAATGCTAAGTGTCGCCCTGAAAGACGCAAAAAGGCTAAAGAAAATAAGACACCGGGATATTATCTTGAATTATGTCGTAAGAGAATGTGGCACGCTTTTAACGGTCGTGAAGCAAAATCAGATAAAACAAAAGCGCTTCTCGGATGTGACGGTGACTTCTTGAAAAAATACTTGGAAAATACAAAGGTTCCCGGAAAAGATTACTCTGATGCTCACATAGATCACATTATCCCGTGTTCATCATTCAATATGTTAGACGAAGAACAACAAAGGAAATGTTTTCACTATACAAATCTTCAACTTCTTCCAGCCCACGAAAATCTTACGAAGAGTAATAAAATCTCAGCATACTATATAATTCAAACATGTACGCCCGTGAGAACAAGAAGATGACGATGCAACAGCAGATCGGCATATATTTGCCGCTCACGATTCTCGCGATGGGTATCGCGTTAACCGTGATGGCGATGTCGCGCAACTCTAAGATGCGATAATCGCTTCACACGTGATACAGACTTGATCTTCGTTTACGTATTGTTCAATCTGGTTACACTCTTTACATGTAAATTCTGGTAAACTCTCGAGAATACACGGTGAATGTGAATCATCGTCGAGGTACCACGTCACGTATTCATATATTAACTTTACGGTGTCTCTGGCATCTAACATTTCATATATGAATACCTTCATCATCGCATTAATCATGGCCCGCACACCGTACACGACATCCGACGCGATCTTATCACTCCACTCAACATTGTGTGTGCCGTTGTAAAGGTGTTCATAAATACATTCATTCAGGGCATTCTCTTGACGAAACGTGAGTCCGTGATACGACGTGCGTTCGTATTCCCGTGGATCGTGTAAGAACCACTTTTCCAGGATGGCGTGAACGTCTTGGTATAACCGAGACTTATACATCTCCCAATCTTCATACTTTTTGAATCGTATCTTTGGAATTTCGAGTCTCTTCTCGAGTTCAACAATCTTTCGCTGTTTTTCCAGTATATCATAATCGTATAGGACTTTTGAACACAGTGCGAGTCTTTCCATGAGAAGAATATACTTAAAATTTTTATATCTGTTTATATAAAAATGGGCATACTCGTGACAGAAGACGTCACTCTCAGTCTCGGTTTGGTGATCAACAAGTACTACGCGTCTCTCTCGACGAACGACGCGCGTATTCAAAAACGTGTGAACATAGAACGCACGTACGGTGCCGATAACAATACCACGGAATCGACGGTCACGGAATACGTGGTCGAAGGTCTCTTTCAATTGTGGGTGTCTGAGGAAGCCAAGAATGCTGGGTCGAGTCCGTTCGCGCATAAGAATGTGCGCATCACGCAATCGACCGCACCGACGGGCAACATCTACGAAATGTTGTACACCAAGTTAAAAGAAGGACTCGTCTACGTGGAAGACGTTTAAACATAATATACTCATAATAAATAAGAATGATCTACGTATACACCGATGGTGCGTGTACGAATAATGGTCAAAAAAACGCAGCCGCTGGCATTGGTATCTATTTTGGTGAAGACGATGATCGTAACGTATCCGCAAAAATAGATGGTAAACAGTCTAATAACACAGCCGAATTAAGTGCGATCATTGGGGTATACGACATATTGAAGAGAAATATTGAAATGGGCGAGGATGTTACGATCGTATCTGACTCGATCTATGCGATTCGATGTGCGGGTGAATATGGTTTAAAGAACGCGAATTGCAATTGGATAAAAGATATTCCAAACAAAGAACTCGTTCAACGAATATACGAATTATACAGTACCAAATCAAACGTACATTTCATGCACATAAAAGCTCACACGGGGAGAGAAGACATTCACTCTATTGGAAATGATCACGCGGATCGTTTGGCTAACATGGCGATCGGTGTGTCCGAATGTCCATACAATAGAATCTATTTAGATGTTCCATACGCCGAACGGGAAAGTGCGAAAAAACGAGGGGCAAAATGGGATCCCAAAAAGAAAAAATGGTGGGTCACCGAACTAAATTTCTGTGCGTAAAATAATGGAAGCACACGAGGAGACTCACCCATGGTGTGAGAAGCAGGAGAGGCTTCTTAAATCGTGGGCGGAGAGAGCCGCGGGATATCGATGGCTCCACAACCACGCGAGGCTCCACTATAAAAAGCAAAATGATTACCTCTCCTACCCCAGTATAGTCATCGCGAGTATCACCGGCGTCGGTGGCTTCGCCGTGCTCAATCCAAGTGGAAACGACAATATATCATCGGACACAAGGGCTAAAATCATGATCGTTCAATACATGTTCGCATTCCTCAATGTACTCGGTGGAATTCTTACGAGTATAAGTAAGTTTAGTCAGAGTCTCAGTCTTTCAGAATTACACTCATCTATGTGTATACAATATTCAAAGTATTATAGGAATATTGATATGGAACTTTCACTAGACTCACAAGATAGAACGTGTGTTATTGAGTTTGTCAAGAAGTGTCGTGAAGAATATGATAGGCTTCTCGATGAGGCCCCCGACATCCCCGCGATATCTATACAAGCCTTTAATTTAGAGTTCCCCGAACGCGCAAATAAACCTGATGTGTGTAATGGACTTAGTATCATCGTGAGTGATGAAACGTCGTCGCAACTCGGTTCTAATCGCGCCGTTACCAGGTGGTTGGGTGCGTTCAAGGCTGTCACGCGTAAAAGTAGAGATGGAACTAGTATAGATGATTTAGCGAGAATGGAGAGTTTATAATTATTTATTATAAAAGCACCTTTCTTCACCCACGAGTTTACAAAGTATATTACTCTCTCTGTTTTGTAAATAAGGTGTCATATGATGATTAATTATATAAGAAAATGTTAATGATAACTTTCTATAAAATGTATCAAGTGTGGGATTCATTTTATCACAATTACCACGCTTTAGTTTATTGATACCTCCAAGGTGTTTTAGTTTCTCGTGATCATCTCTGTGAGCAATCTTATACTGTACAGCTCTTCTCGGTTTCCTATCTAAATTTAAAGATCCCGCGTGTACTAAATCACAATTAAATAAGACAGATTTTGCGTTTACTATTACCGGTCGTGAAAACAGTAGCGGAGCAGTCTTATGACTTCCGGGACACACAGACAATGCTGGTCCATCATATTCATATGTTATGAATGTGTATACTGGATGCTTTGTTTTAAAAATATATTGACTTGAAGTGACATCTCTATGAAATGTTGAAAGAGTACACCCCTCTATTGTATATTTGTAGTCTAAAAACTCATATCCTTTTGGCAATTGTTCAATAATATGTCGCTTTGTTGGGCGTTCCATCACAATGAATCCATCTTCTTCAAGGGTCGTGACACGATCTAGTGAAATACACCTTTCAATTGTAGATAAAATTAATGTGATGACAATTAATATAATTAAAAGTAAGCGTAGCATCTAATATAAATGAATATTGGAATTTTGACGGCCGGTGGCGTTTGTCCTGGGGTAAATACACTCATTCGATCCCTGACACTTCGTGAACGAAACCAAGGTAATAAAGTTCACGGATTCTGTGATGGATTTAGAGGTCTCAATCAAAATATCAAGGAATACTTTGATCAAGATAACATCGACGACGGTCCCGGTTCACTTTTGAAAACTTCCTACGATTGCGTCGATGTGGATCACGCCGTAAAGAGTCTCAGGAATTACACCAGACTCTATTGCATTTGTGGAAACGAGTCCATGAAATCCGCGAGAGATTTGGCTCTCGATGAACGCGTCGACACCAACATCATCGGTATCGCTAAAACGATCTATAACGATATACCAGGCTTGGAATCCGTCGGCTTTCAGACCGCCGTCCAGGAACTTGGTCGCTATATCGACTGTGCGTACATCGAGGCGGTCTCTACAAACTCCATCGTCTTTCTAGAAGTACCCGGAAAACACACGAGCAAATTAACGACGTATGCGGGTCTCGCTCGAAATTCGAAAATAACGAATGTCATCACACCGGACACGCGTGGTGATTATCGAAGTGCGATTGAATACAGCTACGGGAATCGTGGGTACGCGGTTGTTGTTATTTCTGAAATGTGTGAATACGACTACTTAATCACGAGTCTTTCTGTGAAGGCTAAAGTGATCACACCGGGTTATCTCATCCGTGATGTTGAACCGTGTACGTACGATAGTATTCTCGCAGAACGCATGGTCAGGGAAGCGTTTAATCACGCACAGGACCACCGAGACTTCATTAAGGGTGCGACAAGTATCATGTCATTCAAGGATTATCTCCGTATAGTGTAGGTTGAATGTTTCGGGAACTTTACAAACACTCGAAGTTTGTGGGCGCCCAGGTTTCACCACCGAATCGGGTCACTGTGATAATGGAGGATGGCATAGAATATTACACATCCAATGTTACATTTAGATCTACAGCTACAATTGATAAACTATCAAAAGAAGTTAAAGGTACACCGCGCGGTAAAGAAAAGATAACCCAACTCTTTGTGGTTCCAACGACGAGGCAGAAAGGTCGTTTTACAGTTACAGAGTATGAACTGTGAGCTCCTATAGCTCAGTTGGTTAGAGCGTGGTGCTTATACGAGA